AGTCTTTTATAGAATTAAACCCAATGTGTTTATAAACTATAAAAACTGTTATAATTGTAAGTAATGTGGCGAAAATTATTTGTGTTAATGTCATTATTTGCTTTGTGCTGGCAAAATGTAGTTGTATTCAGCCATACCGCTGTCTACAGTAATTTGCATAGCGCCAACATCTGCAATACGAACTGTCTTATCGCCTGCAAGTGCAAGAATGCTCATAACTTGGATAACTGGCCATGACCAAGTTTGCTTTAGTTTACCAGCAACATTTGCTTCAAATACAAACTCACCTGCGTGTGTACTTGCATCACCAAAGCTGAATACCAAGTTGTTGTTATCTGTCTTAACTTGGAACACACTTTCTTCTGTGTGTGCGTTTGCTTGGAACTTTAACTTTTGGATACTAGCAACTTGTGGCTCAAACTCAATATCCCACTTAGCACCTTTGAACTTAACTGACTTCAACTTTTCGTTGATAATCTCAGTATTCATAAAACGATAATCGTTTTCAAAGTCGCCTGCTTCGTTTTCAAAGTGCAAACCTGTTGGAATGTCTTCGCCGTTGCGTTGTGCAGTAACTACACTAATTTTTGCCTTTTCTTTATATTCTGGACACTTCAAGTGAATGTCTAGCTTATTTAGGTTCGGCATACCGAACACACCTGTGAATTCACCAACTGGTGCTTTAGTTTTAGCATTGACAATAACTGAACGGTCTTCCGCCATCGCTTCAATTTCAGTGGTGCCGTCAGTTGAGCTAATCTTAACTAGCGGAATAAATCCAAGTGCGTGTGTATGTGCTACGAGGTCTTGTAAAATGTCTTTCATATGATTCTCCATGTTCCTTATTATATTTAGGTTTTTGTTTAAAGTCAAGCGTTTTTTCTTACTTTTTTATTGTATTGGATAGCTGATTCTACCAAACTTGGAACAGCGTTGGCATGCTGTGCCCAATGTACAAATGCTTCTGTATCTTTGGGGAAACAATGTCCACCAAATCCACGTTCTCCATCAAAGCCAGGTACTAGTGTGTGACCAGACCCAATTCGAACATCTTGTGATATTATGTGTCTAACAATATCAAAATCCATTCCTGTTTGTTCGCATATATCGAATATTTGATTAAAGAATGCTACTTTAACAGCAAGGAATGAATTGATGGAATACTTTACCAAACAGGCTTCGTGTGCTGTACAGTTTAAAATTAATTGGCAATTGGGCAATGACTCTTGAAACAGTTCCTGCCAAAAGCACTCTGGATCTTCTCCGCCGATAACAACATATCTCTGATTAAGGAAATCTTGTTCAGCGGAGCGAGCTTTTAGAAATTCTGGACTGTAACAAATACTGTGTTGTGGATACAGTTCATCAAACGCATCAACTACACTAGGTGTAACTGTACTTTTTACTAGTACAGGAATGAATATAGGTGTTTGATCCAATACATTGGAAAGATTCTCAGCAATGATGCCATGCTCTCCTGTAGGAGTATCTACACAAATGATTAAACCATCTGCATCATGATGATACTGTATCTCGTTAGTAGTATACTTAGGATCTACTATAACAACTTCGTGTTTGCCCTTAAGAGCATTGGCGACTGCTTTGCCAACAAATCCGTATCCTGCAATAATTATTTTCATATTAAAACTCGAATAGACTGTTAAATGTGTTCTTTTCTTCGGTACTAGTAATATCCCAGTTAAGAACACCGATTAAGTTAGATAACTTGTTGTCAATAATAGTAGCTTCCATTTCCTCATGGTCAAATGGCAAGTCTTTAAACCATTGTGGCAAACGTAGTTCATCAACTGGATACGCAACACTAGTAAAGCCCATTGGGTTTTGTTTTAGTTTACAAACAATAACCTTAGCACCGTCAGTAATGTTCATACTGTACTTGTCACCCATCATACGCTTTAGTGTATTCCAGTTGATACTAGCACGAACGTGTCCAGGCATGTTAGCTTTACCAGCTTTCTTTTCTTTAGCTTCGTAGTCAGTAATGTTGTTGGCACGTTTAGGACTACCTTTCTCCCAACCTGGCCGAGCTTTGAAACGTCCACGGAACTCGCTGATATGATCCAATACTTCTTGTTCAGTCTTACCAGTTAGTACCATTTCAAGTACATCACTTAAAAAGTTTTGAATGAATTCTGGAGTATCACTACGCTTGAGGTCCAATCCCATAGCCTTAATCTTACCAGGCTTACCTTCGATGTCTGCACGTTTGCCTTCTTTGTCGTAATACAACACAGCGTAACGCTTCTTAGTGATAAACAAACTCTTACTGCCAACAATTTCACGACCTGCTTTAATAACTTCACCGCGTGTCTTAGGCACATGGAAAGCATCCAACATAAACTGTGGGAATGTACCGTTAACTTCTTCGCCGATTTGGTCATACAACTGAATAACAGTTTCTTTAGTCCACGGAATATGTCCTGCGTCGATTTCTTTCTTTAATGTCTTATAAGCAGAGAAATAACAGGAGTCTGTGTCTCCGTAGATAATTGCTTTACCGACGTGGTTATATTCTCCTGCAATGATTTCATTGACCTTTCCAGCCATGTGCTTTGCAATCTGACGTCCAGTAAGAGTTGTAGATTGGCCGATGCGCTTATCAAAAAAGCGACAGCCAGGGTTAAGGATCGCACCGTAGAGCGAGTTAAGGTTAATCTTTTTAACCAATTGTCGCTTGTCCCAGTATTCTTCTTCAATTTTATTGCCAGCATTAATAGCCTCCTTTAGTTTGGCCTGCATCTCTTTACGTTCTGCATACCAACGCTTTAGTAGCCCTGGAATAATACCTTCTTTCTCGTAAGTAAAGATGGTGCCGTTTGCTGAAAGAACCCAGGGCTGGTTACTTTCAAAAATTAACCTGTACACTTCTGCGGCACTTAATACATCACTTTCGCCGTTTTCCCAGTCGATAGTAATGTCTGTGCCAATGTCTTGATTCATTACGGCTGTATATTCTAATGATCCAAAGATGCCTTCCCACGATGCCGCAAATGACTTGCCTTTTGCCATTTGACCTTCGATAAACTCTTCAGTCATTGTTTGACGTAACTGTCCAATAATAGTTTCTGGACCCATGTTAAGTGCTCTAATGGCTGACGGATACAGTGAGTTAATATCTAAAGATCCAACCCAGTCTTGAATACCTTCTTTAGGATAAGCAACATACGCACCAGCGGCCGCATTGTTTTCACGCTCATCCATCTTAGGACGGTTAGGAACTTGGAAGCCACGTCTGTGTGCTTCGTTAATAATAGCCTGCTCAGTAACAGCAACAGCACCCATTGTAGTCTGTAGCAATACAGTACATTCATGTGCTAGTGTGTTAGCAAGATCCATGAACTTTAGTTTCTTGTCTAGTCTGTCGAGAAGCGCACAGTCTTGCCTGTTATATTCAATAAATGTCTTAAAGTCATTATTGTATAACTGATCTAAAGTGCCTTCGTACTGCGTCTTACGTTCACCAAGTTCATATTCTGCAATCGCATCCAAGCGATAACTATGGCGTTCTTCATATGTGTACTTACGATACAGTTCCAAACTGTCTAAGTGTACACGGCCGATAAAGTCGTATGTAGTACTTGTACGACCAAACTTTTCAAATTCACGTTTACGTGGCATTTGATCAAACAAACAAAAACGTCTAGTGTCTTCTTTGCTTAGTGTTTTGATAACGCGGTTAACGGTGTATGGAATATCAAAGCCTTCACTGTTCCAGCCTGATAATACATCTGCATCTTTAATCAAGTCCAAGAACATGTCCAACATGTCTGCTTCATTGTCAAACAGATACGTATTAGGAAATTCTTTAACTTGCTCTTTGGCTTCTTCCATAGTAATAGTCTTTGGAGGAATAGCCAAACAAATCATAGTGTCTAACCATTGTAGGTGAACAGCGATGGCAGTAATTGGCATAAAGGCATCATCTGGTGATGCATAGCCACGTTCTGGATCGAAGTCCACCTCAATATCGAAAAACGCTACGTTTAGTTTTGGAGCATCTTGATTTAGATAGTGTTCTGATAAACAAACAAATATTGGATTAATATCACTTTCAAACAGTTGCTTGTTTGAATTAATTGCTTGTTCTTTTCTAAGTTCTTTTGTGTTCTTACAAACGATACGTGTTACAGGATCGCCGTAGATTGATTGGAACTTGCCTCTAGGGTCTTTTACGTAAAACGTATGCTTTACGGGTATATCGCGAAACTCACGTTCGCCCTTCTTATTACGTTCGACCACTTTAATAATATCATTCTCGCGGTCAAACCATGCGTCTACATAGCTCATTAAATTTTATCTCCATGCAATTTTCGGCTTGCAAATACCTAATGTGGCGGATTATGGCCCGCCTTGCCCTTATATTATAACAAGTTTAGATACTTTTTGTAATATCCAAAATTGCTTCAATCTCTTCCCAATCTTCGTTATACTGTGCCCAATCACCTTTATGTGCGATTTTAATGGCTTTGTTAATAACACTTGGCTTAACTTGTAATTCTTCGGCTACTGCTTTAACAGTATCTTTCAAACCTTCTTGTAAATCTTCGATTTCACGTAATACTGTAGAGCCTTCTTTAATTAGTCTTTCAAGTTTTGCTTTTTCTTCTGCGCCATAATTACGACCTGACATGTAAATCTCCTTAATATATGCCTATTATATACTACTTATCTTTGGAATGCAAGCTCTAAATAAAAAAACGGCAAACTAAATTTGCCGTTTTATTTGAATATTGTTTATGTTATTATTTGGCTTCGTCTTGAGCAACTATAGATCGGAATGTGCTACCTGCTGGGCCACGTGTTCTGCTAGTATCCAATACTCGAGAATTACCTGATTGTCCTTGAACATTCATTCCGCCTTGTCCAGATGCACCACCTTCGCCTACAGTTGGTTTAGCACCGACTTCAGCGGCCGCAGTTAACGCAGTAGCAGTTTCGGCATCATCCGGCCATCCACCGACTAACTCATTTAACAACTGAACTAGCTCGTCTAAATCTTCTTTAACTTCTGGACTTTGGCTAGGATCAGTATTTGCATTGTTATTATTACTGTTGTTGTTGTTCTGTGCCATTCCACCTTCGTCATCTGGTGTATTAGCATCTGACCATAACAAGTAACCTGCGCCAGCTAATATCAAGAATGCAAGTAACCATTTTCTATTCTTCATAAACTGAAGAATCTTACCACCCTTAGCAACTGCACCTTTCCATGCTTGGACAGCTTTATCGCCAAATCGTTGTGCAATACCTTTTTCTAAACCATCCGCCGCTTCTGGAGCAAGTTTTTCACCTTTAACAAACGAATTCATCAAAGCATTGAAGTCTTGTCCTTTCTTAGCCGCAACGTCATTTAATTCTTTTTGTAATGCCTTTGGTGCTGGGTTAGCAGTAGACTTGCCGTTCTTAACTTCAAACCAACCACCACCTTCACTGCGCTCATATGTCTTACCATCGGAAGCTACGTGTTGTTCACCTCTTGCGGCATTGTAATTAGGATTGCCTGGTCTTGCAT